AACATAATATAGGATAAAGAAAAATGGCTCCAAGTAATTCAAAATTAATCGCAGAATTGATGAACAATAATACAACAATCAATACTGAAGCAATACCTAACGGTTCTGGTGTATCTATTGGTAGTGTTATACCATTTGGTGGATCATCTGCACCTACTGGATTTCTCGCTTGTGATGGTGCATATCTAGATAGAACAGTTTATGCAGATTTATTTTCTGCAATAGGAACTACATGGGGTACAACTACTGGTGATAATTTTAGACTTCCAGATTTAAGAAATAGATTTATTAGAGGTTCAAATAATACTACAGGTGTTTATCAAAGTGAAGCTACTAGAGAACTAAACTTTAGAACTCAAAATTCTACTGCTGGTATAGAATTTAGATTTGGACAAACTACTCCTGTTTGGTGGGGGGGAGGAAATCAAGGTACTAGAACGATAATCGGTCATCCACTTAACACAGGTAGTCAAACAAATAATTTTTCAGCTGCTAGAGCATATGCTGATCAGTCATCAAGAGCAGATAATGCTCAAATTGTAGTTATGAGAACACAGGGCTATGGAACATCTAATGAAATAAGACCGACAAACGCTTCAACTTTGTATATTATTAAATATTAATAAAGGAAATAATAATTATGCCACAATATACTTATGATAAATCAACTGGAAAACAACATCAAAAACAAGAATCTCCATTACAGCCTGGAGTTTATTTACAACCTGCAAATTCAGTAGATACTGCACCACCTTCATTTGATGAATCAACTCATATAGCTAAATGGAGTGATGAAACAAATACATGGACTGTTGAAGAAATATATATTGGGCCATACAATTCAAGACAAGAAGAAATTGATGATTTATCCTCACCACAAGCTACAGAACAAATAAGAGCTTCTATTGATCCAATGGAACTGTTGAGAAGTGAGAGAGGTTCATTGTTAGCAGAAACAGATATTTTTGCAACAATATCAGTAGACGGCCCTGCAATGCCAGAATCGGTTAGAACATATCGACAGGCATTAAGAGATTTACCTTCAAATGTTTCAAATCCACAAGTTGTAATTTCAGATGACAATTTAGGATATGAATTAAGTAATGTTACATGGCCTAATGTACCACAAGAAGTTTTAGATAGGAGATAATTTGTTATGAGTCAAAATTTTATAATATGTTATGATAAATCAACTGGAGAACAGGTGAGAGCTTTTGAATCACCTTTAGAGCCTGGAGTATATTTACACCCAGCAAATTCAACAACTTTAGAACCTCCAATGTATGATCCAAGTTTTGAAGTTTTAAAATTTGTAAATGATTCATGGTTAATAGAAAATATTAATATTCCAAATTTATTTGCAGATTTTAATAATTTAACTGATAATCAAAAAATCGCAAAATTTTACCAATTAGATGAAGATGATATTGAGGGTATAAATTCAAAAATATCAGAAATTGGTGGTAAAGAAAGTCCTATGTATGATTCGATTGTTAATCCACCATTACTTAATAATAAAACATCATATATTGAATTAAGAAAACAAGCATATGGTGATGTTGAAAGTCAAATAGAATATATTACAGAAAATGGATTAGATGCGTGGCAAGATAAAGTTAAAAAAATAAAACAACTTTATCCTAAAAATAACGATATTGTTTCTTGATAAATAAGTTGAAACAATTTAAATTAAATGGAAAATAAAAAATGGCAGCTATTATAACTGAAAATTTTAGACAACATAATGCAGAACAGTTTCATGAATCGTTTTCTGAAGCATCACCTTCAAAGTATTATTTGTTCATAGGTAAATCAACACCTTTCACTTCTGGTACTTCAGGTGGTTCAGATACTGCACCTCCAACACCTTCTGATAGTGTGACAAATGATTACTACTATTGGGATGCAATGACTGGTGCAAATGCAATTGCAGCTTCAGATGTTTCGTTCACAATTCCTAGAAGAAACTGGGCAAACGCAACTACCTTTGATATGTACGAACATGATATTGGTGCATCAAATACTGCAACATCAGGTGCAACTAACTTATATAATTCTACATTTTATTTTGTAACAGCAGATTATAGAGTTTATAAAGTTTTAGATAATAATGGTGGTACTGCATATTCAGGTGTAGAACCAACTTCTACTTCTGCAACACCGTTCTTTCTTGGTGGTTACTACTTACAATATATGTACAGTTTAACTGCATCACAGATTGACAAATTTTTAACAACAGATTTTCTTCATGTATCAACAGACTCTACTGTTTCTGCAGCTGCTGTAGACGGTGCAATAGATGTTGTAAGAGTAACAGGTGGTTCTGGTTATACAGATGGAACATACTATTCACCAATTGATGGTGATGGTACAAATGGTGTTGTAAAAATATTTGTATCAGGTGGTTCAATTGCAGCTTTTGGTAGTGGTGGAACTGCAACAGAAGTTTTTGCGGCTGGTTCAGGTTATACATTTGGATCAGTAGATTTAACAGATGTATATACTAATATTGGATTAACAACTGCAACAAGTATGGGTGCTGGAACAAATGGTGTAGTTGATCCTATTATTTCTCCATCAGGTGGTCATGGTAAAGATGCTGTTAGAGAATTAGGTGGTCACTATGTTATGATGAACATTAAATTAGAACAAGCAGAAGGTGATGACTTAACAACTGAAAATGAGTTTAGACATCTTGGTATTATTAAAGACCCATACAATTTTGGAACAACAACAATTTCATCAGCTTCTACTATAAGACAAACTTATGCAGTAAAACTTGCATCTGCACCTAGTCAAGCATATGATGCAGATGAAAAGATAACACAAACAACAACTGGTGCAGTTGGTAGAGTTGTTGAATTTGATGCAACAAATAATATCATTTACTACACACAAGAGAGATATGCAAACTATGGTATTGATAGTACAGGTAATCAAACTGCATTTAGTGGTGCAAATGTAATTACTGGTGCAGATTCTGGTGCAACAGGAACACCACAATCAACTGCATCTGAAACAGTAACACTCGCAGGTGGTTCAACAATAACATTTAATACAGGATATGCAAACCCAGAATTAGAACCTGATAGTGGTAAGATGTTATATGTTGAAAATCGTAGACCAATATCAAGAGCTTCAGACCAAACCGAAGATATTAAAGTAATAGTGGAATTTTAAAAAATGCAAAAGACAAACTTAAATGTATCCCCATACTATGATGACTTTACAGAAAGTAAAGACTTTCATAGAGTTTTATTCAGACCAGGCTTTTCTGTTCAAGCAAGAGAGTTAACACAACTCCAAAGCATATTACAGAATCAAATTGAAAGACATGGTCGTCATGTTTTCAAAGAAGGCACATTAGTAATACCTGGCGCTATCGGTTTTACAGATGATTACTATGCTGTAAAATTACAATCACAATATCAATCAAATGATATATCAGGATACATTGACCAGTATGTTGGTAAAATTATTACTGGTACTTCATCTGGTGTAAAAGCACAAGTCATTCAAGCAGTTGCTGCTACAACAGATGACCCAATTACTTTATATGTAAAATATGTTTCAACAGGTAGTGATAATGTCACAACAGTATTTGCAGACGGAGAAAATATATCAGCAGATGATGTTATTAGTTCTTTTGGTGCAAATATTGATAGTGCAGTTTTACAAGCATCAGATGCTACTGCAACTGGCTCATCTGCAAACATTCAAGAGGGTGTTTATTTTGTTCGTGGTAATTTTGTTAGAGTTGCAGAACAAAGACTTATTTTAGACAAGTATACAAACACTCCATCTTATAGAGTTGGTTTATCAATTTCAGAAACTTTAGAAACTCCAGAAGAAGATAGTTCATTGTTAGACAATGCAGCTGGTTCTACAAATGAAAACGCAAAGGGTGCTCATAGATTAAAGATGACTTTAACTTTAGCAAAACTTGCTTTAGATTCAACTGCTGATGAAAACTTTGTTGAATTAATGAGAATCAGTAATGGTGTATTACAAGAGAAAGCAAGAAACACA